ACTGGCCTTGCGGCTGCGGTGTCCACGGCTCCGGGCTCTGGCACCTACGGAGGTATCAACCGGCTGAACTTCGCCTTCTGGCGCAATATCAGCTTCGGTGCTGTGACCAACGGCGGCTCTGCTGCGACGGCTGCGAACATTCAGAGCTACATGAACCGCACTGCCTTGCAGTTGGTTCGCGGCACTGATTCCGCTGATCTGATCGTCGCGGACAACAACTACTACCGGCTCTATCTGGAGTCTCTGCAGGCTATCCAGCGTGTCGAGTCTGAAGAGATGGCGGGCGCTGGTTTCTCTGCGCTGAAGTACTACGGCACCGGCAAGTCTGCTGATGTCGTTCTCGACGGCGGTGTCGGCGGCGCGATGACGGCCAACCAGATGTATTTCCTGAACACGAAGTACATCTTCTTCCGTCCGCATGCCGAGCGCAACTTCGTGCCAATCGGGGATGATCGTTCGGCAATCAATCAGGATGCAGTCGTGAAGCTGATCGGCTTTTCGGGCAACCTGACCTGCTCGGGCGCTCAGTTCCAGGGCGTTCTGCACGCTGGCTAATCAACCATTCATAGGAGCAAATCAAAATGGCTGCACCTTTCACTGTCACCCCAATTCTCGGGGTTGATCTCAACACCATCACGACGGCGGCTGACATTGCTGCGAACTCTGGCGCCGAAGACGCTCCCCAACTCGGGGCGCAGGTTTTCGGCTCTAACGGGCGCATCTACGTGTATGCACAGGCTAACGCCGTGATTGCCGCCAGCACTGCCGTTTGCACGGTGAACGCCACCACGTTCCTTGCTACGGCTTCCGGTGGTTCGTACCTGTCGCCTGCGGTTGCAATGGCTTCGGGTGATCGCGGCTGGTTCTCGCGGGCGGGCGTGTAATCATGGCAATCCCTACCCGACTCATGGGTGTGGGGTTGTCGGCGCAACAGGCTATCAATGTTTGCGGCGATGTGGTGGACTCCATCACTGCCGCAGGCACGACGAACGCCAACGCCACTCAACTCTCTGCCGCGATCAATCGCGTAACGACTGCCGCTGCTTCTACTGGTGTGCGCCTTATGGCACCCGAGGAAGGCTCCGGCGTGGTTGTCATCAATTCCGGCGCTAATGCGGTGCTGGTCTATCCGTCCACGGGTGCTTCTATCAACGCTTTGACTGCCACTACTGGCGGCTTTAGCGTTGCTGCCGGTGGCCGTGCGCTCTTTGTCGGCGTGGGTTCTGCGAACTGGTTCGCCATCCTGTCGGCATAAAACCGATGCCCCGGCGGTTCCGGGGCTTCTTTCTTTCAAAGGTGAACTGTGGACAACTCCCCAGCAAACAATCTGTACGTCGAGTTTTACGAAGATGCTCTGGAAATTCCTTTCCGCTCGGAGCAAGAGGGCAGGCCGGTCTATGAGCAGCGCGAGTTCGTTCGCATCATGGTGCCTGGTGACTCCACCAACATTATCGAGGTGCCTGTAACCCAAGGGCACAGAGAGCAATTTCCAAAGCAGTACACCCGATTCAAGGATGGGCTGAAGGACGTAGTTGAGGGCACCCCGCTGAAGATGTGGCCGGTTATCAACCGCAGCCAGGTCAAAGAAGCGGAGTATTTCGAAGTTCGTTCTGTCGAGCAACTCGCAGAACTGTCGGACAACATCTGCAAGCGCATGGGCATGGGCTACATGGAGCTACGGGGCAAGGCCCGTGCGTGGCTTATGTCGGCCAAGGACTCTTCAGTCGTTACCCGTCAGGCGGCTGAAAACGACCGACTGCAGGCGGAGATTGAACTTCTCAAAACGCAGATTGCAGACCTCGCAACCCCCAAGCGCGGCAGGCCCGCGAAAGAAACAGCGGAGGCGTAAATGCCCATTGCTTCGCTTAACAGCAGCATCAATCGCACCCTGCTGCAATCAGTACAGGCGGTGTGCCGCAAGCTCGGTCTTGCGGTGCCTGCGTTTGTCGTTGGGTCGAATGATCCGAACATTGTGCAGATGTACGAGGTTTGCAACGAAGCGGGGCAGGAGTATGCCGACGAATACGAATGGCAGATTCTCACGGCGGAGGTCGCATTTCTGTCTACCGCCGTTGAGAGTCAGGGCAGCATCAATACGATAGTCAATGGCGATCTGGGCTGGATTGTCAACGACACCATCTGGAACCGCACGACAAACCGTCCGCTATTTGGGCCGCTTAACGCCCAGCAATGGCAGATCATGAAGGCTCGCGCAGCGGCGGGGCCGTTCTCAGAGTACCGCATCCGGGGCAATGAACTGCTGTTCTATCCTCCGGCAGACGCTGGCAATAATTGCCATTTTGAGTGGATAAGCAAGGACTTTTGCCAGAACGCCGCAGGCACGACCAGCTATTGCAGATGGAATGCGGACACCGATGTTTTTGTGCTGGATTCGCGCATTCTTGAGCTGTCCGTTCTGTGGAAGTGGAAGCAATTAAAGGGCTTGGATTACCAGAAAGACGAGCAGAAATACCGCATTGCCATCGAGCAAGCAAAAGGCAGGGACGGAACAAAGCCCGCGCTCTACTTGTCTAGGCGACGCGAGACTTTCCTGCTGACGACAAACAATCTGCCCGATGGGGATTTTCCGGGATGAGAACCAAGACCACATCGCTACCGGCACCTGTTGGCGGTCTGAACGACCGCGACTCAATTGCCGACATGCCGATGACAGACGCTGTGGTGCTGGAAAACTGGTGGCCATATCCGTCGTATCTCGGGGTCCGCAAAGGCTCGCAGGATCACGTTACAGGCATTACAGGCACCGTGGAGACTCTCGTAGAGTACCTGCCCACCTCGGGGGCTTCTACGCTGTTTGCAGCGGCTGGAACGGCGATCTACAACGTCACATCTCCCGGCGCTGTGGGTGCTGCGGTACAGACAGGGCTGACTAACGCTCGGTGGCAGCATGCGCAGATCACTACGCCAGGTGGATCGTTTATCTACCTTGTGAACGGCGCTGACAAGCCAAGGCTGTGGGATGGCGCTACGTGGGTGGCCGTTGATAATTTATCGACGCCGCACATAAATCATGTCACGACCACGCTTCTGGTTCATGTCTGCCTGTTCAAGAATCGCCTGTTTTTTGTAGAGCGCGATTCGATGTCTGTGTGGCATCTGCCGGTTAACAGCGTGGGCGGGAATGCGGCAGAGCTTGATCTAGGCTCTATCTTCCGGCTCGGCGGGTCGATCATGGCCTGTTATACCTGGACTATCGATGCAGGCAACGGGGCAGATGACCATTTTGTCATTCTGTCCACAAACGGCGAGGATGCGGTATATCGCGGCACCGACCCATCAACTGCGGCTGATTGGCAGATTGTGGGGGTGTCCGTGCTTGGCAGGCCCATCGGCAGGCGTTGCGGCATCAAATTCGGCGGCGACTTGGCGATTAACTGCATGGAAGGCGTGTTCCCTCTCGGTCGAGGATTGCTGTCTGCGTCGGTAGATCGGCGTGTTGCGCTCACAGACAAAATCCAAAACAGCATAAGCGAGGCGGCGAACAACTACGCATCGACGTATGGGTGGCAGTTGTGTTTGTACTCCGACGCAAACATGCTGCTGCTGAACGTACCGGGCATGACCAAGTTTCAGTACGCACAAAACACGATCACCGGAGCGTGGACGAAGTTCACCGGGTTCGACGCTACTTGCTGGCTCACTGCTGCGTCAGGCCTGTATTACGGCATGTCTGGCAAAGTCCGTAAAGCGTGGACGGGAAGCCTTGATGGGACTACGCCGATTCAGTTTGATGTGTGCGGGGCTTTCTCATACTACGGGGCGAAGTCGAGTAACAAGTATTTCACGATGATTCGTCCGTATCTTCAGGCAAGCGGGTCGCCGTCCGTCCTGTATGCACTGAACGCAGATTTTTCTCTGAGCGAGCCATCCGGCGTACTGACGACATCAACGCCAACCGGGATGGTATGGGGTTCTATGTCTTGGGGTTCGATGGTGTGGGGCGGCGGTCTGAATCCCTCGGTGTCGTGGAGTACTGTCGGTAGCGTTTGCAATGCTGCGGCTATCCGGCTAAAGGGGCAGAACAACGGCGCAGAGGTCAGGTACACGAACTGCGATGTGGTGTACCAGCTTGGGGGCTTGCTGTAGTGCTGTGCTTGGACGCCGAGCGGGTAGGCCCGTGGGTGTGTCAAAGGGCGGGCGGTACGTGGATGAAGGGACGAGGAACTGCTATCGGCAAGCTGCAAGATGGCGAGCTAGTGGCGGGGGTGCTATACGAGGATTGGAACGGGTCGCAGGTTGTTTGCCACATCGCGGGTGAGGGCAATTGGGCGACTCGTCGGTTCTTGGGGGTGATCTTTCATTACCCCTTCGTCCAACTGAAAGCGCGGCGAATAACGGTGCCGGTGTGCAGTACAAATGTGAGATGTATTGCACTGGTTACGCGAATGGGATTTACAATGGAAGCGTGTCTAGCTGGGGCAACCCCCTCTGGCGATCTTCTCCTGTTCGCAATGTTCAAGGATGAGTGTCGATATTTAGGGGGTAGGTATGGGAAAAGCATCTAGGCCAGCGGAACCGGACTATGCCGGTGCTGCTCGAGCGACGGCAGAGGGCAACAAAGAAAACGCCGCTTATACCGTTAAAGCAAACCGCATCAACCAAGTCACTCCTTACGGGCAGTTGACTTACGACTACACGCCTGAATTTGACGCCGAAGGCAAGGAAACCGGGCGCGGCTGGACTCAGACAGAATCGCTTTCTCCTGAAGCGCAGGACACGGTAAACCGGCAGATTGCGCTATCAAACCAATACGCGCAGATTGCCGGGACGGGGCTTGAAAAGGCTAGAAGCACATTGGAAAACCCAATGCTCGACACAAGCCAACTGCCACAGCGAGCCATCAATGTCGGGCAGACGGCACAAGACGCCATCATGTCGCGGCTCGATCCTCGTTTTTCACAGCAAGAAGAGCAACTACGCACCAGGCTTGCCAATCAGGGCATTGCGCTTGGCTCCGAGGCTTATGGGCGCGAGATGAACCAATTCGGCCAGAACCGCAACGACGCCATGATGCAAGCGGCATTGCAGGGCATCAGCTTGGATCAAGCGAATCGGGGCGCGGCTTTGCAGGAACAAGCGTATCTGCAAGACAGGCCGCTAAACCTTGTTAATGCACTCAAGACAGGCGCACAAGTTCAAAGCCCACAGTTCCAACAGTTTGCCAATCAGCAAATGACCGCAGGCCCTGACATGATGGGCGCGGCTCAGGCGCAGTACGGCGCACAGATGGATGCCTACAACGCAGACCAAGCGCAGTCTGGCGGGATGCTTGGCGGCTTGTTTGGAATCGGTATGGGGCTGGCCGGGATGCCGGGGGCGGGCGGCTCAATCCTCCAGGGGGCTAAGGGGCTGTTTCGATGATTGACCAACAACAAATCCTGGCCGACCAACTGCGCCGCTATCAAGCGCAGGCACAGACGCAGGCCCCACAAGGCCGCATGGCGGGGCGGGTGTACGTTGCCCCTAACCCGCTGGAATATCTCGCTGCGGGGCTTCGTGGCGTGGGTGGCATGCGTGGCGAACAGCAGACACAGCAGGCCATGACCGACTTGCAGGCCAAGCGTCAGAAAGAGATGGCCGAACTGCTCGCCGGGTTCTCCAAAGACATGCAGGGCACTCCCTACAACCCCGGAACGCAGGGTCTGGAGGAGTTTGGGCGGGCATCGATTCCCGAGCAGGCGGCAGTTCCCGGTAGCATGGAAAAGGGTTTTGAGCGATTGGCTACGAGCCAATTTCCAGAGTTCCAGAAGATGGGCATGCAGGGGCAAGTCTCGACGGCGCAGGCGCAGCAGCAACGGGCGCAACTGCTGGCAGACGAAGAACGCAAGCGGGCGCAACTGTTGGCAGATGCGGAACGCGCACGCGGGATGAAGGCAGAAGAACAGCAGCGCATGCTTGGCATCCTCCAGCAGACGCAGGGCAACCCGCAAGCGGCTATCGCCGCAGGGGTGCCGCCAGAGGTGGTCAAGTCGTTCTATGAGTCGCCTAACTTTGGACGGGCAAAGGTCACATTCCAAGACGCTGGCGGCTCGCGTGTGCCTGTCACAGAGTACGGGGAAACTCCGAAAGGTGTCGCGCCGATTCCAAAAACGCTAGGCCCTGCCGACCCATCAAAAGACTTGCTGCTTCCTGACCCGGCCAATCCAAACAGGATGATTCCGAACGCGCAACTTATCGGCGTTAAGGGCGGTCTTGCAGAGAAGGGCGCGGCACGTCTGAGTGTGGATGCCAGGAATTACAACACGCAAGAATCTGAGCAGTCGAAGGTGTACGGCAAGAGCCTTGGCGAAATGCGTGCGACCATCAATCAAGCTGGCTACGATGCCCCGGCAAAACTTGCGCGGCTAGATCGCATGGAGCAGTTGCTGGCGGGTGTTGATGGCGGCGCTGCAGCCCCTGCAATGGCTGAAATTGCATCGTTTGCCAATTCGCTCGGCGTCAAGATTGATCCGAATCTGGGCAACAAACAAGCGGCAGAAGCCCTTGCCCGCGAGATGGCGGCGACCCTGCGCCAGCCTGGAACCGGGCCGATGACGGATAAGGACTTTGACAATTTCCTGAAGCAGGTTCCAAGTCTTTCCAAGACGGCGGAAGGTCGCACGGAAATTATTAAGACTCTGCGGGCTGCGGTGGCGCGGGATCAGATGGCGGCCAAATTCCAGCGCGAATACGCGCAGAAGAACAAAGGCACCATCGACGACAAATTCTTCGATGTGCTGGCCGACTTCTACGCACAGAACCCGGTTGTTACTCCTGCCATGCCTGCGACCAACTCTCGCGGCCAGCCGTTCGCTGACCCTGGCAAGGAGAGGCGCTATCAGGAATACCTCAAGCGGCAGGGGGGAAAATGAGCGAAGAAGAAGAGTTCGAGTTTCGCCGTCGCTTTGAGATGGAGCAGACGGCTCCTCCTGCCACGCTGCGCCAGAAGATTCAGGCAAGCGCACCAATGCGGGTGCTGCAGGGCATGCGCGACCCTATCGACGCTGGAGCGCAGTTGCTGCCCCGTGGGCTGGAGTTTCTGACTTCAGCCGGTGGAATGGTTCCTAACCCTGTTTCTGATTTCTTCGGCTCTGAAGCGAGGCGGGTGGATGTCGGCGTGTCTCAGAATGAACGCGAATACGAGCAAGCCCGAAAAGCAACGGGCGGCGAGGGTATGGACTTGGCGCGGTTTACCGGCAACGTGGTCAGCCCTGCAAACCTTGCTATTGCATCCAAACTTCCAGCGATGGCTACAACCGGGCAGCGCATTTTCGGCGGCGTTGCAACGGGCGCACTAGGCGGCGCGTTGAGTCCAGTGAACACTGAAGAAAACCCGGATTTTGGGGCGGCCAAACGTGGACAGATGGTGCTGGGCGGTGTTACGGGCGGCGTGGCGACTCCTGTCCTTGGGAAGATCGGCGAGTTTGTAGCGGGTCAATTGGCCAAGGTCAAAAATCCTAAATTGCTTGAGTATCAAGTGATGCAAGCAACGGAGGACTATGCAAAATCATCGGGGCTTGCGTGGGAACGGATGGGCAATGCAGAGCGTTTTGCTTTGCAGCAACAGGTTTTAGACGCGGCCAGAAAATACGCAGGCAACGACCCGGCAGTAGCGGCGCGGATTGCAGACTTTCGGCGCGAGGGCATGGACTACACGCTCGGACAGGTTCGCGCAAACCGTTGCAGTTCGCCACAGAAAAGAATCTATCCCAAGTGCCTGGAGTCGGTGACCCGCTTACCGAACGGTTTGCAGGACAGGCGGCGTCAGT